GCTCGCATGCTTCAGTTGGTGCCAAAAAACTAACCACGCACATCGGATCTCGATGGTTCGAGATACCGGTGTGCAAACCTCAGCCGCATGTAGTGCCGTTGCAGGTGGTGGGTTATGTTCCGTTCAGGCCCTTAGGCTCTTCTCATTTCCTGCCAGCTCCTTGGCAGGGAGATAGCTCCGACGTGGATTACGTTCCTTGCGCTATGACCATTAAAGCATTACGTCAAAGCTGTGCAAAGGCTGTTGATCCCCTTTTGCCTTATCCGGATTCCAAGTTAGCATGGATGTACCAGTATGGTATGCGCTACTTGGCCGGTATATGGCAGGGTGACAACTTTGCTACGGCTCCCGAGGCTATCGGGCGTATGACAATGACAAAAAGTGCGGGTTATCCGTATTACTACGATTGCCAAGATAAATATGAGGCTTTCGTACGTTATGGTCGGAAATCCAACAGAACGTGAAAAATGTCCTGGCTGGTCAGCAGATGTGGCTCCCCTTCTCGCTGACTTTGAAGGATGAATTGCGGACTGCGGATCGTGTCGCAGCCGAAAAGACAAGAGGTTTCAACGCTTCGGGCGTTGTTCATCTCCAGTGTTCAAAGCAGCTCTTCTCTCGTCAAAATGATAAGCTTGTGGAGACGATGGGTCGCCATCCGATTACAATCGGCGTTGCTGTCCCTGGTCCTCAGTTTGTGAAGACAGTTCTTTCGTTGGGTAACCGACGGAGGTGTTTCTTTGCAGATGGTGATGGCTGTGACCAACGTTTCAATCTCGGGTGTGCGCGAATTATTCGTGATCTCCGTAAAGCCTTTTTGGCTGAAGACTATCATGCTGCTGTTGACATCCTGTATGATGCGGTGTATGCTGGTGACACTATTACAATGGGTGTAGTGTATCGCTTGCTCCACAATAAGTCAGGGTGGGAAAATACTGGCCATGACAATTCGTTGTACTTTTGGCTTGCCCTTGCTGAAGCTGTTTCGACCTTAACTGGTCGGGATGCTGATGAGGTTCTTAAGTTGATTGTGAATGGGGACGATTTTGCGCTGTCTATCGATGACGATAATGTGGGTATTCGGCAAGTTCGCGATTACCTGGCTCAGTACCAGGTTATAATCGCTTACGACAATGCCGAACCCTGTTGGGCGCAGGAGGTCGTCTTCCTTTCACATCATCTTCGTGAGCGTTTCGTTCGAGGTCATGGTGATCTCTTGGTTGCCGCTGGCAACTATTCGAAGCTCATGTCTAGTGTCAATTGGGTGAGGGTGAACAATTCTTTCTCTTTTGAGGAGTGTGTCCTGATGCACTTGCTTGGTCTCCGGATCGTGGTGTGGCCCTGGGAGTATGAGTTCCTTTTGTTGGAGGCTCGGATTGACTCGTACCTTGGTACGATTGTCCAGACGCCTCGCATTAGGGATATCCTAGGAGCTCGCATCTCGGTCGCGCAAATCACGGATCTACATTTTCGTTGGGAGTCCCGCGCGTTTTTCGACGTGGACTCGACTGGTGCCGGCTTACTTGAACGTTTCAACGGCATAAGTCTGTGTGTGACTAAGATCATACAAAACAACAACAAGAATGGAACCTGCGCGTACTATCAAGCAGGAACAAGCGCGTCGCGAGATAGCGCGTCGCAAGGCCCAGTCCGCGAAGGACAAGGCTCTTGCTCGTGCTAATCAAGGTGGACAGGGTATGCCAAAACCCCGGAAGTTGAAGATAACTTCGAAATCAGGCAAGGCGAATCTCGGTCCGCGCCCAGGCAAGCAGGTTTCTGCGGCTGCTGCCTATTCGACCGGGCAAGCGAGTTCTGCGCCCATGATTCAGGCTTCTCGTGATTCGGCCCGCATCGTACACCGTGAGCTCATCGCTTCGGTTGTCGGTTCGGGTGCTTTTACGGTTCAGAAGTCGTTCTCATTGAATCCTGGGCTTGCGGCAACTTTCCCTTGGCTTTCTACTCAAGCGCAGTCTTGGGAGGCATACCGCTTCAACAAGTTGAAGTTTTGTGCCTATACCCGGACTGGTTCCGCTACTCCTGGCTCCTTGATGCTCGTTCCTGACTACGACGCCGCTGACGCCGCTCCTGCGACAGAGACGATTGCTAGTTCATACGAGGACGTTGAGGAGGATGTTCCGTGGAAGGACATTGAGTGTACTCTTCGTCCAGGTTCAATGCATGCATTGGGCCCTCGCAAGTTCATTCGCTTGGGTGCCCTGCCTGCAAACCAGGACGTGAAGACGTACGATGCTGGAACTTTGTTTGTGTGCACCGTTGACGGCAGTGCCGTCAATTGGAGCAAGCTTTGGGTAGAGTACGACGTGACTCTGTTTACGCCTCAGCTTCCACCTTCGGGTGCTGGAGTTTTGGCCTCAGATCATCGCGTTGGTACTTTGAACGTGACGGCGAACAACTTCGCGAATCCGGTCGTTCAGGCCGGTTCGACTCCGTTGTTCACCATTGCTGGGAATGTCTTGACATTTGTCACTGCTGGTGAGTTCTTGATCACAGACTACCAGTCAGCGGGTGTCTCGACGACTTTTGCTGACAGCCCTACTCTTGGTGCAGGTGCCGCTCTTGTGGTGACCTATCAAGGTGTTGGCTACTCTCCCGGTGGTGTGACGAACCTTGTCTCCGCACTGATTACCTCCCCAGTTGGGGGTACTTTCAGTTGGCCTTGTACCCTTGTTACCGGTACTGTGTGGGACTTGTTTGTTGCGTCCGTTCCAGTTACGCAAAC